AAACCTATGCTCCTTTGTCGTCTTATGCATCCTTAACCGGCTCTGCTATGAGATGGCTCGGGAAGACATAGGTGACTCCTCTCGGAGGCCCGTGCTGATCAATGGCGATGACATCGCTTATTCGGGTAATGATCGAATGTACCAGTCGTGGTTGCGTGCCACAGCTGAGGTCGGTTTCGAAATTAATGAGAGTAAGACTATGAAGTCCGTTGAGTTTTTGGAACTCAACTCCTGCGTGTACCGAAAGAGGTCCGGGAGGAAGGTGAAGAAACTCTGTTTCGGCTTCTTATGTCCCTCTACTAGGAGTATTCCGACTCCCGTGTATCCGGCTCTGTTCGATGTCTGTCGGCAATTGCCCTTCAAGGTTGCTGCGCAATTCTTGACGTCTGTGACAGTAAGGAGGCTCTGTAGGGTGCCCCCCGCACCAGGAGAAGTACCAAAAAGGTGGTGGAACTTCTTGAAAAGAAAGAAATGGTTCCGTCGTGTGATCTTAAGTGATTACCGGGCCGGTTTTCAAGATCGGAAGCTACCTTATGAGCTAGGTCCGTCTTTGTCTGATGAAGCACCGGATTGCGCTACGTCTATCATTAAGTTGCTAGAGCGTAAGACGATTAAGAGCTTGACAGAGGGATGGCGTGGTAGGCCGAAGGAGCGGAAAGGTTGCGACGTCCTAAAACGTCCAAACAAGCGGGTCGCGTGGGCACGATTTATTATCGTGAAGGGAAAGGGAAAGTCGGATACTCTCTGGCTTCATCCTGTCCTCGATATCATTCGGCAGCTAGCTCCGGGCTGGCTGGTATCCGAGAGACAGAGGAAAAAATGGGTGGTCAAACACCATGCGATCCGCCCTCGACTGAATGGCTTCATTGGGTATCGGAGACCTGATGGAGGCCTCGACTACCGGGAGTGGTGAGTCACCAAGTGGCCCGGCCAGGCGGTAGTCTGGAGGATAAAATTTATCCTAACCCTTTGCCAATGTTCGTAAGGGAGTGGATAGCGGTTCCTCAGTGTTGGCGCTGACACCGACCGTACTAGACAGCGGGATAGCAAACT